TTTCATTTAGGTTCCGCAAAGCATCAGCGCCTTTTTGCTTATAAGCAATGGCCTCAGATCTACCACGGATCTCTGCTTGTAACGCCTGGGCATCATAGCCTCTTTGCTGGGATCTACCGGCTGACACCTGTCCCGCTGCTGAAATGCCAGCCATTAATAGCTGACCACCTCCAGAAGATGCAAACGTCATGGCGGCTTTTCCCGCCGTTAAAAGTGCTGGTGCTAAAGCAACCATATCTAATTCCCCACGCTTAAACGATAATCAAGACCAAGAACGGTCATGGCCAAAGGCACAGTTTGGCTTATCGTGATTTGACCCGTTTGACTAAACCCCAAAAACCCATGTGCTATTTTAGTGCCGGTAAATGGCTGAACTGCTATGTCAAGGACATCAACGCCCAGGTTTCTAAACGAAATTTCTTTTTCGTTAATAGTCATGTCTTGAGTGTTGTTTACAATTGCATCAACTTGAATAATTCGTTTCTTAAAGCCTTGGACAGATCCGCCCGAAAGCACAGGTTCGGCTGGCATGGTTCTAACTGTAACCGGATAATCTAACCCAACCTGGTAACTAGCCGTTGCCGGTGTTGTGAAGGTAATTGTAAAGGGTGAGGCTGGAACCGTCTGAGAGGCCAGCACAACGCCATCACGAATGATTGCTACTGTCTTTCCCTGGAGCTGTGTCATTGCCACTGAATTGGCAGCTCCGCCGGTCTTGGCGCTATCCAGGGTAAGACTAGAATCAAACTTCTCCAGCATATACCTAACTTGACTGTTTACTGTGCGTTTTACAATTACATAAACATCAGCAATCTCAACCGATACCGCAATAAATTCGCCATCTGTAGTAAACCGGCTAGGTGCAATAACATTCTGCCCCACTAGAATAGAGTAAACGGCCATAGATCCGTCTGTCCCGTTCACAATAAATATGCGATCACTCTCATCAGTAGAGGCAGCACGTCTAGCAGCCAAGTCTATCGGGTTCTTTAACAGGTGAGAGCTAAGAGCTGAGAGCGGCTGTACCTGGTAGGACGCAGTTGTGTCACCAAACTGGAAAGCGTTTAGAGATTTACCCTGCCTTTGAATGAATACAGTAGCACCATTAAGATCTTCAATTGGAAGACCAGGTTTTGTTCCCAGCCGTGTCTGTGGCCTAACAAAGAAAGTAGAAGGGGTAATCGGATTATCGCCAGACTGAAGAACTGCAAACTCTGCGCCAGTAGTAAACACGCGCAAGTCGTTTCCAGAAAACAAATTAACAATGCTGTTAAGCTGGTTTGTGTTTATTGTTGCTTCAACGCTTTCATCATCAAGCCCACTGCCAGCTCCAAAGTCAAAGTAATTAATTACCTGTGAACCCCACATTGTATTTGGCCTGGATTTAGATCCACCAAAATATAGACGCCCCTCATGGAATGCGGCAGACCTGGGCCAACCACGGTCATTAGACCAAACATCTTCATACCCATGTTCACTTTCCCAGTTTCCAGCAATAATTGCACTTGTGTCAAAGAAATTAACTTCGGTCACAGCTTTCATTACGGTGTTAGATACAAACTCAACATAACGGGCGCGGCCAAATGTGCTTGTTACCTGGGCGTATTCACCAACAGCCGCCGCCTCGAAAGGATGCACAGAATAGTTTGATGTCCCATTGGGCGCAGTATCCCATGCCGGATATACCGTTAATACCTTTGTAGAGGCAACATAATCCTCAACATGGCGCGTTTGACCTGATCCAGTACCAGAGGTAATTTTAACAAACATTCCGTTAGGTCCATCATCGGACGAGAACGAACTTGAAGACTTTAACGTGATTGTGTTGGCTGAACCGGCTTGAGCATTTCCAGTGTCAGTTGTTGCGCCAGAGGCCGTTATTGTAATATTTCCAGTAGACGCGCTGGGCGTAATTGTGAAGTCTGGCATATGTGTGTCAAATGAGTACGCATACTGAGGTAGGTTTTTTAGAGGAAGGTTTTCTAAAGTCCAACTTGTATCTGAATTTCTAACTAAACGCTTTGTCTGCAAGTCTTCGTGGCAAAGAATAAGTGTATCAACCGCTTGAGTGTAATTGATTTCATCCAGCATAGCAGCCGTAATAGATGTGGCGGCAATGTAACTAACACCCGTACTATTTATATTTGTCTGCAACACGCCAGCTTTAAAAACATAAATTCTTTGATTAACAAAAACCAAAGAGTAACTATCAGTTACGCTAAACTCAAATGGAATTATCTTAAAATCAGTAAAGCTTGTGCCAAAGTCATAGATAAACTTCAAACCCTCCCGGCGTTTAAATCCACCCTGGGGTTGAATGACTACATTCGTGGCTTCCTCAACAGCGTTTTGGTATTGTGCCAAATCTGTTCGAGCGCGAAGAAGCGGATCAAGCTCACCAACAGAGAAATTTGTTTGGAACTGTACAACCCGCATATTAGTTTCTCACATTAATTAAAGAATAATCCTCAATAACTTGTGGCAGCTTGCCACGGCTATCAATGTTTATTGCTTCTCGCATTAAACCACCACGGTTAGCATCCGCTGGGGAGCCAAACGCTAGGGAGCGAAAATAGTCTGATTTAGCTAATTGGTCAGTAATTACAAAGCCAAGCTCTGCCGCTAATGCTGTACGAAGTAGCCTCACAAAATACACTGGCATTTTAGCCTCTGAAACTGTGCTTTGATAATCAATAAAAACCGTTTCAAAATTTGTAAATAATTGATCTCCGTAAATATCCCATCCATACTTTGCAGAAGATTGATTAGTGCCGTTGCTGGGAAATAAAGCAATAACACCAGATAGCATATCGCCTGGTAGCTGATAGGCATACTTCCATTCATCAAGTGGGTTGGTAGATAAACGAGCAATCTGAACCTTCTTTACGCTCCAGCTCCACATATAGTTTGCAATGACGTTATCACGAAGATCAGGATACAGGCGATCACACGCTTGCGCGCCATCACTGCCCTCTGTAAAAGATGAGATAGGCGCTGCGCCTAACAATATTAGAGCGTCCGAACATATTGAAAGCGAAGTGTCACCAGCGGCCATTATCGTTCTCCAAAAGGTAAGAAAGGGGCGGCGAACCGCCCCAATCCTTTAGGTTACACCGAGGGCTGTTCCAGCAGTAACATCGACAACTGTGCCGTTGTTACTCAGAACAATGCTGAGTGTTGCCGTTGGGGTGGCCGTATCATAATGATATAGAAGGTCACCAACCGCGAGAGTGTCAACTAGACTATTGAAGTAGCCAGCACCAGTTACGGTAGCTTTTGCTTCAGCACTAATATAGGAATACATGCTAGGCGCATTCCCTTTCTTAGACGCGGCGATAGTTGCAAATCCTACTTGAGTAAATGCCATTTTTTAGTTCTCCTTATTCAGTGCAAGTGACTTGTACTAAGCCCTCTGCATCAATGGTTACGGAACCGGCAGAGAACATTGAGCTGACCAAGAACGATGTCTTTTCTGGGACATAATTCACTTCGGTTTTCTGAGACATTGACTCAGCATAGCCCATTGAGTCTTTGTGCCAGGCAAAACATGAACGTGTGGAAGGTTTAGGAACACCGCCCTCGTCACGATCACCCATAGTCAAGATATTGAAGCCCATGAATGAATTGATTTCACCACGAACAAGAGCCTTTACAGAAGCAAAGTCCTGGCTTGTGATTTCAGCTTCACCCAAAAGTGCGTCCAACTGGCTTGCATGCATCAAAAGGTAACGACCTTCAGATGGAACATTTTTAACATTCATTGCTTTCGCAGTAGCGCGAAGCTTCTCAATGTTCATGTTTGTTCCTGCGCCACCAATAGTTGTTGCAATAGTTGTACCAGCGTTTCCAACCATTGCATCAATGCAAAGCTGGTCCATGCGACGTGCTATGGATTTGGATACAACCTGGACCAACTCAGAACGCTCATCAAAATTAATGTGCGACTGCTGGAAGATGTCAGAGTATTCGGCAGCAATGTAGTCGGACATTGTTGCTGTTACTTGAGCATAGGTTACGTTCAGTGGTGTCACGTCCGTTTGTGGAACGCGAATAGTAGCAACACCTTTGCCAATCTTTGGGAATTTGACAGTGTTACCGGCTACACCTGTGCGGGTACGCATTGTACCGCGAAGTAGTGATTCGGCTTGATAAGCTTGCTTGACCTCTGAATCGAATAAGTCAACAAACGCCGTTGTGACGTTCTGCGCCATTGCAGATACCTCCTAATGAGTTTCAACAAAACGTGAGCCGTTATCCGAAATTCGGGCGGTCGCTTGCGCGTTATGGCCGCGCCAACCAGTAGATTACTACATTTAACGGGCCGAATAGGTTATCCATTAAACACAAAATACACGCAAGCGATATTTATTGCAAGTGTTAAGCGTTTGCCTGCATCCACTGCTTCTCGATCTTGGTTCTCCAAGGTGCGTCAGTCTTCCAGCGAGGATCTGCAATTGCTACCTCAAGATCAGCCCTGGTCATGTCCGGCTGGTTTACTGCTGGAGCTATCGGGATGTTCTCGTTTGTTAAAGATTGGTGGTATTTTACAAAAGCATTTATTGAATCGGCGTTGTTTAAAGACTGCGCCAGTGAATCTCGCTCAGAATTTGTCAAAGAAGCCTTCATCAAGCTACGCTCAACCATTTGGATCTTTTCTTGAGCATTCTTGCCAAGCTTTTGGATCTCATTGCGTTGATCTATTTCTGCACTTTCTTGCTCTTGCTGAGATAATCCTAAAACACGCCCCGCCAAATCTTCGAAAGCATCCTGGCTAATCCCATTTTCTTTAGCCCAATCCTGATAGACGGCAACAGTCGGATCGTCAGCATCCATACCCTGATCCGAAAGCCCAGAAACATCATACTGCTCCGGTGCTTTATGTTTGCCAGACTTAAATTTCTTTTCAAGCTCCGCATAACTTTTTGCCAGCTTCTCAACATCAGGTCCATCATCATTCCAAAACTTTTCTGGGTAATAATCTGGCCGCTCAAGAGCTTCGGCCTCATCGGTAGCGGCTATTTCTTCTTTTGGCTGCTCATGTATTGCAATCGGAGCCTCTTGTGGGCTTTCTTCTTGCGCTTGTTTTACATTGATTAACGGAGCATCAGCTTCCATTGTTGTTGTTTGCTCATCCATTGTTTGATCTCTCTATTCTTTTTTCAATCATACGAACCGTTTCAGCCATGCCTGTCCTTACATAGCCAAAACTAGAATCCTCTCCAGGGTTCCAAGTAGGTCTTTCAATTGTAATGCTTCTCAAATGGCTTAATACTTTTTGACCTTCAGCACTCTTAAACACCTTGCCATAGATCATATCTATATCTGCGGCCTTGGGTGCTTCAGCCTGTGCTTGCATTAAACCGTCCCAACCTTCGGGTGAACTCATTGCATTGCCTCCATTGTTGCTCCACCATCATCAGCAGCGGGAGGGCCTTGCTCGGCCATCATTTGTTGCTGCATCTGTTCCATCATTTGTTGTTGCTCTTCTGCTGTAGTGAGCAATTCTTGATTAATATTCATCTTCTCAGCAATATACTTTGCTATCCTTGGGATCGAAAGTGTTGCTTGTCCTTGTGGACCTAGAGCATTGGCGATCTGCATGAATTGAACAACATCGTTTACTTCTTGAAGCTTCTGAGCCTGGGCTAATGGGGCGGCCGGTGTAACCTTAACCTCGACACCATTCACTTTTAACGGCAGATCTATGTATCCCTGTTGATCCATAATGTACAAAATACGGGAAACGAGAGGAACCATAGTCTCATTAATCAAACGACCAAATGCCGAACCTAGATTACTAGCCAGCTCCCGTGATCTTTCTGCAATCTCAGTCGCAGATCGCGCAGACATATTATCAGGCGGCAATGTATCATCCATTAAGATCTTTTTAATATTCATACGCAGATCATTCATAACAATCTGGCTTACATTAAAGTCGCCGGTGCGTGGAAGTGGGGCTAATGATGCACCTTGTGGGCCGCCATTTCGAGCAACACCGATAATAGCACCAGGCTGTATCTTAATGTTTTGCGGATTAAGAACACCATCATCTGCTGCCGTATATACACCGGCAATAGCAAGTGACGCATTCTTTAGAACCAACTCAACGGTTTTGTTTAAAGTCTTGATGTCAGCAATAGCAGTTACCAGTGGGCCACGGCCATATACCTCACCGGCAACCTTCATATACCGCGCAACAATAAACGGAGAACTGTTCATAGTCTTATAAACAAGCTCTTGGCGTTTGCCTGGCCAGATAACATGATAACAAAATATGCCCTGTTCGTAATCGTATATTACAGCATCAACTAAATCGATCTCTTTTGACGGGGAATTTGTTATCGCTTCGGACAATTCGGCAGTCATCTCTAGGTCAGGGAACTCTTGCGGTATCGCTTCTGCCTTCATACGGAGCTTGCGATATACGTTATCGATATTTCCAAACGTGCCTTCTTCAATTGCTACCAAATATTGAGGGATAGAAGTAAAGCGTATTGGCGTTGCTTCATCGCCAGCCGTAACCATCATAACAGCAGTGCCAACGCAGAGATCCAGTAAAAACTCGCCCATTGCCAGGTCAAAGTTAGTCTGGCGCATTACTTCAAACATACGCTTGGTGTAGGCATCTAACGCAGCTTGAGCCTGTGGCTTCTGTTCTTCTGGAATACCCGTGCCAGCCTCTAGGCGACACCAATCTTTTTGCGGTGGAAATAACCCAGCCTGGATTCGGTTGGCAAACCGTTGCGTTGCGGAGATAGCAGTCGAGTCAAAAACGCGAACCATCTTGCCTTTACCGGCAACACCGCCTTCGTAATAGCCAGAATAAAGATTTCGTTGTGGAAGCGCAAATTCATAGCAATCTTCGTAAATAGACCGCCACTCATCCTTACGCGCTTGAGCCTTGGCCTCACGTTCCATTACTTCGTTTACATTTAGCCTGGCCATCTAACTATCCTTTTTATGACGTGCTGCAAAATTACGAGCTGCGTCTACAGAACCAAACCCCCATGCCTTTAAGGCAAGTGCCTTGCGGGTGGGTTGTCCCTTTTCATCCTTCATCGAACCCTTCATCCCAGCGAACCTAGCGGCAAAGCTGACGCGCCGTGGATTGGTTCCAACCTTGACGGGGGCCTTTAGATTGCCACCATCTTTTCTTTCAAAGTGCTTACGCCCAGCTTCATTAAGGCCGCCTTTTGGGTTTTGAAATGCCTTCTTAACCATAATACTACTTTTTAGCTTTAGGCTTGGCCTTAGCTTTAACTGGCTTTTCTACCCAGGCTTCGTTTTCTGGGGTGCTTGGATCATCACCTACAAAGCTACCGCCTTCATCCCTAGCCCTAACTTTTTCGGCCTCTTCTTTAATGTGAGCAACAGCTTTTGCAAATTTCTCTGATAAGAAAGATTTAATTTCTGTCATGATTTTTTATCCTTGTTAAACAAAATTGTAGTTTTGGCCCTTTCAAAAGCCTTCCTTCTTTTTTGCCCCGCAGCCCTTTCAGCAGCTAATTTTGCGGCCATTGCTTCGGCTTCGGCTTTGGATGTGGTTCCGTAACGCACAGGTCTGTTTCTAGCACTTGCGTTATTGCTTCTTTCGTTTCTAGCCATCATATCACGCATCATGGCCTGACCTTTTCTTCTGTCGCGAGTCTTCTTTGCCATCGCAACAGGCGCACCTCTTATCATTAGTCACCACCACCAAGCTTTGTGCTTTTGCCTGCTTGTGGGCCTTCTTGACGGGCAGGGGAGAATAACAATCTCATTCCACCAGTTCGTCTTATCCTACGGCGTTTTTGAACGCCTTTCATCTCAGCACTCTCTTGAGATGTTGCACGTTCTTCTGAACGGGCTTGCGCTGCCGTTACAGCAGGGGGAGCCACTGGGGCCGGTGCAGGGCTTCCGCCGCCGCCAAATAATCCACTCATATTAAAACCTCGCCATCATGTAATAGTCAGCCCCCTCTGGGCCGAACCTCTTCATAATGCTTTCTACACCAAAACCTAACGACTTGGCAAACCTAAAGGCAGTATCGTTTTCAACTCTTACCGCAATTTGCAATCTTTTTAAGTCATAATCTCGGATTGCGCTATCGGTTAGAACCTTTGCACCGCGTACAATCGATATCGTATGCCTTCGAATGTCTGTGCCAGGGATCATCCACATCTCAGCCAGCCCCTCCCAAATAGGTTTAATGCCAAAAGCTGCAACAACCTTACCCCGTCCGATACCGGCCCAGCTAGATCCGCTCTGGGCGTTGTCCCAAAGGTAATCTATATAATTAGGAATATGTTTAATATATTCCTGGGTATCTTCGTTATAGTCTATTTTCATTAAATGATCGTGACGCAGGGTGGCTATATGCTCGTCATCACTCATTCTAATTTCTGGTATCTGAATAAGGCCCATTAGAATATATCAAAATCAAGGCTTGCGGAATAGGTTGTTCCACCGGCAAAGCTATTTCCGTAAGATCCACGGCGCAATCTGCGTTGCTCACCACCGCCCAGCATCAAATATCCGAAAGCATCACCACAGTGCGAGTGTTCATTTTTCACCGGCATGTCTTTAAACCTTTCTTGGCCAGCCCCCATAGACTGCCGTTTGAAGAAGTACCCACCACTTAAAGATTTGCGTAGGCGCAAACATTTTTTATTTACTAAAAGCCCAGGTTTTCCACCAACCAGCCGGTTCATAGGTGAAGCAGCGGCCTCACGTCTTACATTGAAAGCGTTGCTATCGGTAGGTTGAGCGCGAAACCCAATAGTTTTAAGGTGGTCAAAGGCCGTAACCTCATAGATCTCATCTCGTTTGTTACCGGCGGGATCTCCCCAGATCATAACCTCTGCCTTATCAAAGCTCGCCGCGATCTTAGCCAACAGCTCTTGGCCAAACCGCTCAAGGCCCATATCGAAGGTCACAAGCTCATCGAGAACCTTCCACGCACCGCCAGATGTTCGCTGCCCAAAGATAGCCGCCGGTGTCAAACCAAAGTCAACGCCGATCTGAAGCGGGTATTGGGGATCATATTGTACATCAGCAGACATTAACTCATCGTCATACTCAGGCCACACTGGTCTGCCTTCTTGGACAAATGTGTACTTACCTTCGGCATAGCACCTAATCCAATCAGCGTTTTTACCGCCAAGCATCTGTTGGTAATATCCATCTGGTAGATGCTTTTTATTCTCAGCAGAGGG